GTGACGGCGTCGCCGTCCGCGACCAGGTGCAGCCCGTCGTAGTCGAATTCGACGATTTGGGCGTTCAGGTCCGCAGCGGGCGCGGCCTTGGGCTGGTGGTCCTGGGGTTTCTTGGGTGCCGTGGTGGGCATGGCAGACGTTCCTTACTGTGCGGCGATGGGTGGGTGGCGAGGGCGAAGGGTGGAGCGGTCCGGGCTGATGCCATCGCCATGAGTCAGCCCGGACCAGTTGCTGGCGGCGCTCAGGCGTAGCTGACAGCCGGGTTATCGGTAATGATGGTGAAATCCCCGTAGATGGTCAGGGTGAATTCGTAGATGGTCATTTCCGTGGACTTGTGCGCGATGGATCCTTGGCCGGTGACCTCGCCCCGTTCGATGACGTACCGCTTGTGGACGTCGCCGTCGTGGAAGTCCGCCACCCAGGAACGCACGTCCGTGTTCGCGCCGCCTCCGACGCTGATAGTGGACACGCCGGTGGCCGTGGCCCCGGTAGACCCTGGGTAGTACAGCCCCAGGGTGATGGCCGTTTCCTCCAGGCACTGGAATTTCATGGTGTTTTTGACGCCCGTAGGCTTGACCCGGACGATAGTGCCGCCCTGCCAGGCGCTGAATTCGTTGGTGGACGCCTCGCGGGTTATTTCCGTGCCGTCCTCGCTGATCCATCCGACCTCATCAAAGGCGGCATTCAGCGCGCCCAGGGTGGTGGGCAGGGCGGTCCCTTCCGGTGCCACAGATATGGCTGACGCCTCATCGCCGTAAATGCGGATGTTTGCTAGATCCTTGGCCATGGCTTGCTTCTCCTGTTGCTAGGTTTGGATGATTTGTCCGCGCAGCGCGAGGGCGAGCGTCGCGGAATAGCGTGCCCGGCCCGTGACCGGGTCGGGATCCAGGTAGGGGGTGGACAGTTCCTGGACGCCGCGGCAGGACGCCATCAGCCTGGGCGCGGCCCGTACCAGCCCGACGCTGCGGCGGATGATGTCAGACGCACGAATGTCGTCCTCCGGACCTGCGCCCCAGGCGGTCAGGGTCAGCTGCGCGGAATCCGCCGCCGGACCCAGCGGAGCGCCGCCGGTCAGCCGTACCGTGACGGCCTCCGCCGGCGGCTCATAGCCGGGTGAGGACGCCGACATGGCACCCAGCACCTGGACGTCCTCGAAACCGGGCTGCTGTTCGAGCAGGTTCCGCAGGTAGATAATCAGGGCGGTTTCCGCGTCGGCGGGTTCGCTGACGTCAGCCACGCCCGGCCCCCAGCGCCGTGGTCAGGACCTTGTCCGTGGCTTCCGCTTTCTTGGCCTCCTGGCTGTCCGCGGCGACGATGACCACCGGGCGGCTCCGGTACTTCCGGACCTGGACCTCTACGCCGTTACCGGCGGCGGACGCGATGGCCCGGCCCCGGCGGGTCAGCTCCGTTAGGATCCTGTCATCGTGCAGCAGCGTCCGGAACGCCTCAGAGTGGAATTCGATTTTCGTTATGCCCATGTCAGCCCTTCCAGTCGATGAGCAGGACCAGCAGATGGTCCAGGTCCCCGGTCGGTGACCGGTGCCAGGCCGGTTCGCCGTCCACCGCGTAGAGCCTGACCACGCCGTCCCGGCCCGCCCATTCGACGGCGTCCGTGGCTTGCACGTCCGTGTCCGGTGGCGCGTACCAGGACCAGCGCACCGCGACGGCCCCGACGCGCTGGGCGAGGACTTCCGCCGTGGCACCGGGCTGCATCAGCGACCCGGGAACAGGCACCCGCCCGGCCCCGGCCCCGTAGTCCGCGCGCCGGGTTCCCCTGGCGTCCGTTATCCACGCTGGCCGAACCCGGACGGGCACGTCATTGGCAAAGGAGGGCAGCACGTCATCGGCCTTTCAGATCCGGAATGCGGACAGGACATCCAGGTCACGCTGCAGCAGGGACAGTCCGCCGGCCACGCCCGGGGCGGTGACCGCCCAGGACACGGACACGGACCCGGCCTGTTCACGGGTGGCACCCATGGGGGACGCCAGCGCGTTGGCCGTCACCTGCTTGACGATTTGCTGCACGTCCGCGACGTCCGCGACGTCCCAGCCGTGCCGGACCCGGACGGACACGGACCCCAGGCGCGAGGACCAGGCGGACCCGTCCGTGAATTCGACCATGCCCCGCTCAGAAAAGGCGAGGTTGTCCACGTCCACGGCGGTGCCAGCGTTGGACGCGGTCAGCACTTCCAGCAGCCTGCCCGTGGGCAGCAGCAGCAGCCGGCCGCCCGGCCCGTCCCCGGTCAGGGTTTCCTCCAGGACCGGCGCGATATGCCAGCGCGCCCAGCGGCGGATCCCGGCGGACGCGCCCAACAGCAGCGGCTCCACCCTGGGATCCGTGGCGGACACTTTGCCACGGGTCCAGTCGCTGAATTCCTCCGCAGTGACCAGGGGCGGCAGGCGGAACGCTTCCGGATCCGGGTCGATAATTTCCGTAGTCACGTCCCGCCCCTCCGCCTCTCGCTATTTGGTGCCTACGTCATCCGGCCTGCGCGCTTTGTTGGCCACTGCCGTGACGTTTTTGGCCTTGGTTCCTTTGGGTGGTGCGGGTTCCTTGACCGGTTCCTGGTCGGGTTCCTTTGGCGGTTCCTCAGCGGGCGGCTGTGGTTCCTTTGGCGGTTCCTCAGCAGGCGGCTTAGGTTCCTCCACCGGTTCCTTTGGTGTGTCTGTCACGGGTTCCTCCTGCTTGATGCCCAGGCGCTGGGCGTCGGCTTTGTTCAGTCGCAGGGACGTCTTAATGCCGTTGACTTCGACGTCGTATGTCTCCAGGCCATCGGGGTCCTCAGTGAGGACGCGCCCCCGCCCCGGTCGGGGGACGCGTCCGGCCACTGGGTTACGCACGGACGTCTGTGTCAACAAACGCCGTGGGACGGGTGACGCCGAACGCCACGCGTTCCTCCGCGAGGATGGCCACCAGGTTGCGGATGAAGAAATCCGCGTGGCTGTCCGTGATGGACACCGTGGTCTGTTCGCGGTCCCACAGCACGGCCTTGGAGAAGTCACCCACCAGGCCGCGGCCGGCGGTGATCGCCTCAGACTCGATGATCGGCAGGCCCCACAGCGTCCTGGGTCCCATCACGAACGGACCGCCGCCCAGGAACATGCCCGTGCCTGCGCCCTCGCGGGCCAGGTCGATGACCTCTACCTCTTCCGGGTGCAGCACGACGGCGTTGGGCGCGACACGTCCCACCACGCGGGCCTTGGTAATGGCCTTGCGTACCGTGGTGAAAATGTCGGTGGTCCATGCCTGGGTCTGGATGCCGGACGTGGTCAGGATGCCGGGCAGGTTTTCGCCGGTGCCGTCACCCAGAAGAATCTGGTCCTCTTCCTCTTCCGCGATGTCGGCGCGCAGCTCATCGTTAATGAGCCCTTCCAGCTGCCCGACGTCGGCCAGGGCGCGCTTGGTGGCAGGGACCCACTCAGCGATGGTCTTGACCGTGGCCGTCCGGCGCGCGAACGCCCATGCGCCTTCCGGCTTGACGCCGCCGTCCACGTCCGTCACTTCCGTGCCGTCGATGACAGCGGAGCTGGTTGCCTCCGGAACCGGCGCGGCCGCGTTCGTGTGGGACGTCTGCACGACGTACTCCACCGTATCCGACGCCGTCCGGCGGACGCTGATCGCGTCGCGCAGGGTCAGCCGGCGGCGGCCCAGCGCTTCCAGGATGCCGGTATCCTCCGACGTCACAAACACGCCCGCGCTGGTGCTGTCAGCGCCCGTAAACAGGCCCTTGACGGCGATGGGGTCCGTCTGGAAGTGCGCCTTTTCCGGGACGCGGCCCTTGAACGGTGCCATGGCGGACTTGAATTCCGTGCTGGACACCACTTCCAGGCCCAGGTTCCGGAGCTTCCGCAGCCCGGCGGCGCTATCCTTTTGCGCGTCCACGTCCTTGCCTGCGGGTTCCCCGATTTCTTCCGCCAGCGCCCGGGCCTGCGCCAGGACTTCCTGGTCGGCCTTGGCCGCGCGCAGGGCGTCCAGGTGGTCCCGTGCCTCCGCCATTTTCGCGTTGAATTCGGCCAGCGTGTCGCCTTCCAGCGAGACGCCGTCAGCCTCGGCCTTCTCCGCGATTTCGCGGGCAGCCTTGGCGGCGGCCGCAGCGGCGGCCTGTAGCCGCCTAATCTTCTCAGTCATTTGGGTTTCTCCTGTCATGGTTTTGCGTACTTACTGAATTACTTGGGCGCGTAGGCAAGTGGCCACGTCATGCAGTGCCGACGTACAGCAGTAACGACGTCGTGCAGTGATGGCGTGATGCAGTAGTGCAGTGGCTACTTAGACACTTGCTTCCAGTTCGGCGGCGTCCGCCTGCGCCCTCCATGCCAGGATCCGCGCGGACGGGTTCAGGTCCGGTTCCTCGGCCTTGACGCTGCCCGCGCCCTCGGCCTTGACCGGGCCATTACCGCTGGCCTTCTCCTGATCCTTGATTACCTCCGCGGCCGCGAGGACGCCGTCTATCGCGTCCCGCGCCCCGCGCAGGCTGTCCACATGCTTGCCGGACAGGACACGGCCCTCTTTCAGGCCGCCCGCCAGTCCGTCCGCCAGCGCCTTGACCGCCAGGATTTCCGTTTCCTGGTTGGCGCCGATCAGCACGGTGGAGACTTCATAGAGTTTTAGTTCGTGCAGCTCATAGACGTTCTCGCCGTCCAGCTGCCCCATGGATCCGCGGACCACGTCATAGGCGAACGACATTTGCGACGCGCGCCGGCCTTTGAGCAGCCGGTGGACCTGCACGGCTTTGGGGTTGTCCAGGTCCAGCAGGCCGCGCACATACAGGCCCTTGTCGTCCTCGCGGATGTCCGTAACGTGGCCGATGTTGTAGTCAGGGTCTGCCAGGTTGTGCGCGTAGAGCACCGGGATGTTGTTTCCGGAGCGCGCCCAGTCGGCCAGGGTGTTGGCGAACGCGCCGGGCATGACCACATCCCCGTAACTGTCGGCGTTGCCGAACACGGACGCGTAGCCCTCGAATTCGCCCTCAGCCAGCCCGTCCGCAGGCCCGGCCTTGAACCGGGTCCGCATGTCCTTGATGTGCATTTGCCTATTCCTCCTGCTCGGCCCGGTCGATGGTTACGGTGCATTCACATCCGGCGACTTCATCCGCGCCGCCGGCGGTGTCGCCCGGGAAGTCCATGCCGTTTGAAAACTGCTCATCTATGGCCACGGTTTCGCCGTCCATCGCGGCATGGCTGGCGCGCGGGTTCGATGACGTAGTCCGCCATGTCTTGGTGGCCGTGTCGGGTGCGAGCTTCCGCCCGGCCTCCGTCCTGGAAAACGCCGCCAGCGCCGCACCAGCCGCCGCACCGGCAGCCAGGGAACGCTGAGACTCCGCAGCATCAAACACGCTGGACGGGTCCGGCGCGTCCTCGCTGTCATCGTCCAGGACCGCCTCCAGTTGCTGGCGGGTGGCCTGGTTCACCCAGCCCGCCCGCTTCCCCGCGAACTTCTCCAGGAAAGCCAGGGTGGCGTCCACGTTGTAGGCGTCCGGGTCGAAGCCCAGCGCCTGCGCCTGCTCGCGGCCCATGCCGGCGGAAATGTCCACGGCGACCTCATACAGGTCCTTGGTCAGTTCCTTGTCCCAGCGCTTGGCGTCCCACCAGGCCCCGCCCGCGCCGATGGCGGACAGCACCGCCTGGCGCTGGCGCCGGAAAAACGCCGCGAACATATCGGCCAGGGCGTCGCGCGCGTCCGCGTCCGGGTCGGCCTTGGTGAGCAGCGGCCGCCGCCGGGCCTTCCAGACCCCGCCTGCTGATTTCAGCGCGTCCTGGATTTCCTCATCCACGGCGCCTGACTCATCCACCGGTTTCTGCACCGTGACCGGCAGCAGTCCCAGGTGGTCTATCGCGTCTAGTCCGACTGCTTCCAGCGCGGCGGCAGGATCGAAGCCGGAACGGATCAGCACCGCCGCGGCATCCACCAGCTTGGCCAGTTCATCCGGGGTAAGTCCTGTTGCCTGTGCCTCCGGAAGCGCTCCGCCGCCTGTGCCGGATCCCGGTGCGGAGTCCTGCGGGTTCGCCTGACCGCCAATTAGAACGTTCAGCGGAATTATTAGTTCGTCTCCACCTTCCACGGCTGGCATGTTCTGGGTGGCGCGCGCTTCATTGCGGGTCATCCACGGCCCGCCCACGGACGCCTGGAGCTGGTCGGCCTGTTCCTCGAAGCTGCCGCGCAGCTTCTCCGCGAGGTTAAATTCCAGGTAGCTGTTCGTGGAGTCCTCGAAATCGGCCAGCAGTTGAAGGTTCAATTCCTCCGCAATCATCGACAGCCACGGCCCCAGGGTGTCCTGGTATAGGTGTTTGTGCTGTTCCTTGACGTTGGAAAACGTGGCGTGATCCAGGATGCCGACCATGGGCGGCGGGATGAAGTACGCGGCCGCGACTTCCTCACGGGTCAGCTTCCGGGCCTCCACATATTGCAGCTGCTCCGC